CAAATGCGGCAGTTCCCCGCGTCGGCATAGCATCCGCCACGCGTCTCCGGATCGGCGGCTTTTTTCTTGCTGGGACCATGCGCGGAAAAGCCGATCACATAATTTCGATCCAGCCGGGCGCACAATGGGGTGCCGTTGCCACAATCGGCGCAGCTAAACCCGGCGCGATATTCTGCCGGGCACCGCACAATTTTAACATCCCACTCGGCGGGCTGGGTTTTTTGCCCTTGCCAGCTATCGCCAGAAACCACGCAAACCGACGGGACGCCATTAATGATTGACGCCGCTGCGGCGGATTTGTTTTCGGTCGAGTAATTTATAACGGTTTTACCCGGTGCAAGCTTGCGGTCCCATCCGTATTGGCGCGGATCAAAGTGCGAGTAAGTAAAAGAAACGCCCCGGCGTGGCACCGCGTCCAATAACGCGTTCAAATATTCCGCGTCAATTTTCTGCGATCCCTTGCCGCTGCAATTCATTTTGCACGATGCCGGGCAAGTCGCGTATTTTTCTCCGCTCCCGGCGCGATAGGTTACAGCGATGCCGCGGGTTTTCGTTGCGCGGCTGTATTCAACAGTCTTTAACATGGTTTGCCCTCCGTAGTGATATAAGACTTATCGCATATCATAAGACATAAAAAAGCCCGCAGTCAAGCGGGCTTTGTTTTACCGGCGTCGCCGGGCTTTTATGGGCGGCCTTTTTATCGGTCGGGCTCGCCTTTGTTTCCGTTCAAAATTTTCAATTGCTTCCGATCCGTAAAAAATACGGGCCCAAAGCTTTGCCAATAACGCCATAATTTTCCTCCGTAGTTAAAGTGCCTATGGGATTATATGCGAGTCTATCGGACAGATCAAGCCCAAGATTTGACCCCAATCGAAATTTCCCTCCGCACTGTACAAGGGCTCGGTCTTTAGCCCGTCCATTTTCAAATCAACTGCGGCTGCGCCCGGAAACACGAAAATTTTCTGGTCACTATTTTTTGTTTTTTGTTTTCGGACTAGCACCCAAACACTCGCATGGCCATGCGTTGTCAACCACGCAACTTGGTGCGGTCGTAAGTCAACGGCATTTCCCGCCGTCGCTTTTAGCTCTACAAAATGGAAGTTCCCTTGCTCATCGCAAATCAAAACATCCGGTACGCCGGGCATCGCCCAAGTTTCTAGCCTAGTGTACTTTAGATTCCTGTCGCTCTTCTCCATCCCCGTCTTCATCGTGCGCCAAAAGTCGGCTTCGCGCTTTGTCGCGGTTCTGGGAATTGCTCTCTCCTTCGGGAGTAACGTCGATAGTGATCGGGGCATAGGTTTGCTTTATCTCCTGCAACGCCTTCAGCACTTCTTCTTTGCTCATCGAATCAATGCTGCCATGGCGTATTTCGCTTTTACTCACATAAATATCGCCCTGCGCTTGCCCCCGCCGGTATTCTGCCTGCACGGCTGCCGAATAGGCACCGTTTTGCAAAGCCATATCTCTAATGACTTGCAAGTCTCTCAGGTGTCTTTGGTAGTTTACCCCAAACTTTTCATCCAGCTCCGCACGATAAGCTTGAATCGCAGCAACAACATGCGGGCTTATGTGAGGGTTGGTTAGCTCATACGCTCTCGTATGTGCAGAGGATGCAGGATAGCCCGCGTTGATCGCAGCTTCCCGCATAGTTATTTGGCCATCTTTTGAAACCAGCTCTTTCACAAACAATTCCTGCCTGCGAGTCAGTGGCTGCGCTTTCGTTGCCTTTGGTCGTCCAACTTTCTTTTTTGGCTGGACTGCAACCATTTTCGAGGTTGATTTTGTGGCCATACTATTTCCCCAGTTATTACAAGATAGTTTGCCATAAAATAGCGCCTTTATATATATGTATCCAGAAAAATATTTTTTCAAAAAACGTCGCCAGCCCCCCTTAAGGACCGAACGCTCTCTATTGGTTACATAAACATTGGTTACGTTACATTTGGTTAATTACCTTATGTAACTCTGTAAGTGTATATAATACAAAGGATTTTAGGCCAAGGTTACGCGGTTACACCGGTTACGGCTATTTTTATGAAAAATAATTATTTTAATTTTGGCTCTATATAAATAGATAGTTTGTTCATTGCGTTGCCCCAAGGGCCGTGATCCGCGATAATCGTGCTTCGGTCCGGCCTGCGTCACTCCTAAAGCGCCGACACTCTGTTGGTGAACCCCAATACGCAGGTCGGGCCACCACTTTCGAGGAAGAGAAGGGGTTAACCGGCTTTAGAGCCGGTCTTCGTATTCAGAGACGGGCGGAACTGCGCCCTCGTCTTCTACTTCAGTGCAGACAATTGCAATGACGTAAGACGGGTTGATCTGGACAAGCTTTCCGTTGTCCAGTTTCAGTTCGATCATGTCTTTGCCCCACTTCCAAGACGTAACGCTGTAGTTAAGCTGCGTCCCGACTGACGGGTGCATATCAATAGTTAGAATTTTCATCAGGTTGCTCCTCTGCGATGTAAACACGCTTCATTGGCTTCGTTTTGAAGAAACCTTTGTATTGTGGGTTTTCGTGCATGAATAATCGTGCGTAAAGCGCGATGTAGTCATTACTGATTTTGTAATCGTCTCCGGTGGTAACGATCATGGTTTCCCACCGGATGCGATTAACGATGAGCCAAGCTGACAAACGCTTGTGTCCGCGTTCGATAGCTTGGTAGGTGAACCGTTGAAACAGTGCATAAAACTCTGGATTTTGCTTATGCCATGTCCACCATTTGGTTTTCAAATCATCAGCCATGAAACACGGCCCACAGGAAGCCAGCTAAGATGCCTCCAATGGCGGCTTGGATGATGTATTTTTTGGTATTTGACGGCGGTTCAGCGTTCTCGAAATCGTAAATGTCGAAAACGTCCGCACGTCGAGCTGCATCTTCTGGCGTCAATTGTTCATCTTTAAAGAAAGCGTGGATCGTGGGCTGAAAGTCTTTGGACAGCTCGTCGCTGGTAATTGGAGCTTTATCCAATTTAGCGCACAAGTCTTTAATGTCCTTGACGGGTTGATTGATCCAGCGTGGGTCTTTGCCCTTTAACAGCCATCCCATGACTTCCGCACGTTCCCAGCGGTTGACGTTCTTTGGGCCGCGAGTCGCGGTCGTTGGAACCTTGCAGGGTTTCGGGAAGTCTCCCAGTTTTACGCGACGATAGATCGTAGGGACTGACACCCGTGCCAGCTCTGCTACTTCGTCAATAGTGAGTTTTTCTTTCATATCATTTCTCCGTGATTAACCACGTGATAGATGATATGCGATAATGTGGGTTTTTGTCAACTAATGAACTGTATCGCCTGCGTCCATGTAGTAAACACTTGTCGAATCAGCGGTGCAGGCTGCGTTCTGAATGCAAGATGAGAGGAGCCCCATTGCAGATGTGGTGTCTGGAGAGACAGTGATAAGGTGATGGATAATCTGCGTTAGGGCTCCCCCCAAAGCTGGTCCTTTGTCGAGGCCCATTTCATCAAACTGCATCAACAAATCTGCCGTGCAGTCGGCTGCCTCCGCAAAGTCTGCGCGGGCTTGTTCCTCAACCAAGGAGTATTCTTTGCCACGCTTTTTCAAGCTCATTAACTTTCTGCTTTTTTATATCTGGTTTCAGGGTAGCATCTTTCTCGATCAACGTCATTTGTTCATTGACCGCCTTGTTGACTTGGGATACCGCCCAAGACCAGTCGATGTCGCTTAATCGTTTTTCGGCTTCCATGTATCTACCTCCGCATAGTATTTGCCGTTACGGCCTTCGCTGACTTGCAGGTTCAGCCAATCACCTTCTTGATTCGTGAGCCACGCAATGAGTTCCTCGCGCTTTACGCTGAGTTTGCATTTCACCCAATCAGGTGCTTTTTCGTCTGGTTTTTTGGCAATCAAGCCATCGACAAAGATTTTTTCTGACATTTCAGTCCTCCAAAAAAGAATGCCCCTAGACGGGGGCAACCGAACTAGGGGCAGGGTCAACTACGGAGAACATGCTGCCATGTTCGATTGTGATTATACGCACAATTATATGGGATAAGCAACACTTAATCGCATACATCGCATGTTGAACCGGGATATTCTGCTGTACTTAACTCATCGCGCACTTCTAGTTTGCAGGTGTTGCATTTACGGATGAGCATTTCTCTGTTGGCGCGGACGATCATAGGGGTATCGCACTTCGGACAGTGATTCTTCATCAGCCGGTTGTGAATCTCACCGTGTTCCTGTTCCCATTCGGTCATCATCATCCTCCAACAGTTGCGAGGTTGTTGCTTCCTTATACCATTCAAAAACGACGCGCAGTTGACCACCGATGGTCCTGCCTTCGTTTTTAGCTAAATCTTTTATTTCCTCATACACTTCACGTGGCACAAGGACGCTTTTCCAGCGGCTAGTATCCATTACGTTGCTCCCAGTTTATATACCGGCATCTACGATAATATAGGAACATATACTAGAATGCAAGAAAAACCCCACTATTTTGCCTCTCCCCACGACGGTCCGATCTCTATGTCGCACTTGGATGGAACCTCCAACGGCACGGCAGTTTCCATGATTGTGGCAATCTCAGCCGCTTGGTCTTTGCTCTTGACCGACATTGCAATCTCATCATGGATTTGCACCATTGGCAGATGTCCTGCTTGGTAAAGATTAACCATGGCTTGCTTGGTCATGTCCGCAGCAGACGCTTGGATCAAACGATTGAGCGCCTTATAGGTGTAGGCTCGTTTTAGACGGGTCGTGGGCCCATAGGCGTCCACCGCGTCTTTGTAGGGCAGCGCCTTGTTCATCTCAAACGTATCCGGCTCCCACAGGTCGAAACGACACTTACGGCCTTTGATGGAGCGTAGCGAGCCGCCAGACGTTTTCTCGTTCAGTCTGTTCATGACGCCGTTCATCAAACCTTTAACGAACGGAACGCGGTTATGGTATTGCTTGATGATGCCCCGCGCTTCGTCAACCGATATGTCTAACTGTTCAGAAAGCTTATTCACTCCCATGCCATACATCATGCCAAGGTTAATCGTTTTGGCTTGCTTACGTGGGATGTTCGCCATCTCTGCCACAAGGGTATGGAAGTCGGTATCGGGATTGTTGTTGTATGCCTCAACAAAGTCAGCCGCGCCCTCCAGTTCGATTCCTCGCGTTTTGCCATATACATGGGCATAATGGACCAAGATGCGTGGTTCTTGTTGCGAGAAGTCAATAGCCGCCCATTGTTCTCCTTCTTCTGGGAGAAAGAGAGACCGGATCATTGGACCCATCACAGGGTCGCGGGCCGGGATTTGTTGTAAATTGGGGTTCGACATTGAGATTCTGCCGCTGACTGTTCCCCCGTCGTCAGAACGGATTTGATTAATATGAGCATGTATTCGGCCATCAGCGTGACAGTGCTTCATGATGGTATTGATGAAAGTTCCGGATGTCTTATTCAGATTCCGCGCCTCGACGATGAGCTGCGCGAGCGGGTGTGGATGCTCTTGGAGGAAGAGCTTGGTGAAGCTAGGTGCGCCTTTTTCGGTCTTTGGGTATGCGATGTTGAGTTTATCGAAAGCCTTCGCAAGGGACTGAGCAGCCCAGATTTCAACCTGTCCGCCCGCGACATTCTTAATCTTCTTCAGCACTTCCGTTTCTCGTTTGAGCAGACTATCCCGCGTTCGCTCCACCCGGTCGAGATCGACGCGGACGCCACGCCAAGTCATGTCAACGAGACATGGCAGCAAATCCAGCTCAAGGTTCGCGATCTGCCACAAATCTTCTTTGCTAAGTTGAATGGAGAAGAAGTTCCAGAGTTCGAGAGTCAGTTCAGCGTCGGTTTCAGCGTATGGTCCGACGTACATAGCTGGCATTTTCCACATTTCAGCTTTTGGGTCGATGCCGAACTCCCGCGCTGCCTCGATGAGCCCTTTTTCTGATTTAACTTTTCCCAAGTAATCGTAGGCCAAAGCATTCAAGCTGTAGCTTAATCTGTTTTCATCAAGCAATGACGCAATCAACATCGTGTCGATGATGCGTCCGTTGACCGTGAACCCCATGCGTTTTATCCAACCCAAGTCATATTGGGCGTTGTGCATGATCTTATCGGCGGGGCATTCAAAGACTTTCTTCAGCCACTTGTTGGCTTGCTTTTCATCTATGTTGCCACCGCCAAGGTGGCGGACTGGGATATACCCAGACCAGCCATCAACGGCAATTGCATAACCAACCACCTCACCATCGCCAGTTGGCCAGCCGGGACCGTTCTGTTTTAGGTTTGGGTCTTTTGTTTCTACGTCAATTGCAATCTTTGTTGCAGACGTAAGGTCTGGTAATTCCAGCGGAGGCACCCACTCACTCATCGGTGCAAACATCGCCATTTGTAGTCCCGCCATTACTCTCTCCACCTAACGCGCCATATCCGCAGATGTCTAGCCATGAGTCTTCATGGTCGGGCGTTACTATTAATCTTGATAGCTTAACAGCAATCATGCACTGATAAACCTGTTCCACAGTCACATCCTTGTCGAGAATGACTGACCATAATTGGGCGATGCGCCAGTGGTTTTGATACGCATCACCGTAATCTTTTGCGCGGTCGCCGTTAATCAACTGCTCCGCTTGCTTGAGTATCTCTTCGCGCCGCATCATTCATCCTTCACAAACTCTTTGCGTTTCTTATCAAACGTGAATTTAACGCTGGGGATGTCGTCGTCTGGAACACTGGGGTCGTTCCATAACTTCTCAGCACGTTTTTGCTCGAAATCAATGATCCCGTTTTCTTTTAACGTAGCACGACGTTGCTTCTCGTACTCTTGCCATTCGGTCCAACTCATACCTTTCATAGGTCATAACTCCTTGTTACATCTTCTGCATCTACGATATATAAATTCTGTTTTGCACGAGTGACACCAACGTAAAACACGCGGTGCATATCGTCTGGGTTAATTTGCATTTCATTGTCGGCTGCTGGGCTCAGGTCCGTGAACAGCACGACGTTTTCCGCTTCCCCACCTTTTGATCCGTGGATCGTGGACGCTGTAATGCGAGGAATGCCATTGAACTTCTCGCCGCGCCGCAACAGCGCAGTGACATAGGCCCGGTCGGTTTCCGGTAGCTTGTCCATGGCTTCGGACCAGATCATGTCCTTGGTTGCCAGCAAGCCGTGTTGAGAAACTAAATTTTCAAAAGTTATCAGGTCCGTGTCGTCTACGCCGGGTAGCTTTTTATAGCCTCTGGTAACGCGGTCCTTGATTGACATGTAGCTGTAGATAATCCGCGCTACCTTCCCAGACACTTCTTTGTCCTTGCGTAGCTGCTCCCATCCGTTGACGGCCTCGCTTACTTTCTCACTAATGGACCGTTTGCCACGGTACGTGAACAGGTATCCACCGGAGCGCAGGTCGTAATACACGGGCTGTAGTTGGTAGGCTGCCTGCGACAAAATCAGCCAAGACCCCTGCGCCATGTCCAAAGAGTTAATAGTGTTAATACGCGTCACATTACCTTGCTCAGAGCGGGGTTCGTATTTTTTCGGAAACCGTCTCGTAATGCGACGCACCACTTTCTCTGCCACTTCATGCACTGCAAGAGGTATGCGGTAAGACTGAGACAAAGTTTCGGACCCGCCTTCCAAGTTAATAAAATGGTCTACGTCAGCGCCAGCCCACCGATAGATAGCTTGGTCATCATCTCCCGCGCAGTACATCCGCTTTGAATGGCTGTCCAAGATATGGGCTATGTCCCATTGTAGTGGGCTCAAGTCTTGCGCTTCGTCTAAAAAGCAAAGGTCAAAGTCTGGGCAGAACTTATCTGCGCCTTTGGCAAAGTGTTCAAGCATGTCTGTGAAGTCATAGAGACCCATGCTTTCTTTGTAGTCACGCAGGCATTTGTCTACATAGTTGACGATGTTCCAATCTTCTTCAATGTGACTTTGGTTGTACTGCTCCCGCAGATCAACCTTGCGTAGTCGCGCCAAGTTAATCAAGCCAAGCACTGGGTCGCTGCTGTTCACCATACTAGGGATGTCATCGTCGATGGACGTGTTGCGCCCACCTAGCGTGATACCAATATGGTTACTCAGTTCCTTGTAGTTCTCATCCTGCATCACCTGTTCCGGACGGATGTCGGTCATGGTGAGCGCCAGCGAATGAAGTGTTCTGAAGAAAATTAAATCTTTCTTCGGGTCCAAGTTGAACCGTGCGGCTGCCCGTTCTTTGGCTTCGTTTGCTGCTTTGCGAGTAAAGGCAAGGAATGCAATCCGCTCCGGGTGTATCCCATCTTCTAGCGCCTTATCTACCATGTTAAGCAGGGTAGTGGTTTTGCCAGTTCCGGGCGGTCCAAATATCCTAAACATTCTTCTTCTCTTTCTCCCGCCTATATATTTGCTGGACACGCTGTTTTGATATGTTGAAGAACTCAGCTACCGCCGTCATGGTCATTTTATCTTGGTCGATCATGCGGACAATTTCGCGGTTCCTCATTTTGATTACTGCACTGGTGGGCATCAGAACGGGGCCTCCTGTTGTGATCCGAACGACGGTGGATCAATTTCAAAATCTACACTGTCAAATGCTGGGATTTGCCAGACACGCACCGCCCTGCCCTTGATCTTTAGCACCACACTCTCACCGTTTATGTCGCGTAAACGCTGGGCAATCTTGTGGCTCTTGTATTCAAAAAACTTATTCTTGCGGAGAAAAGCCTCGAAGTCCTTAAGTCTGAAAAACGTAATGTTCTTCTCATCATCAGTCCACGGTCTGCGTAATAAGATTTCCTCCTTGTCTTGCGCCTGCTGTAGGTGACGGCAGAACTCTTCGAGATAATCGTAGAACTGACCGCTGATGCTGGCGTCTTGTGCCACCTCAATGATGGCGCTTTCGTTGTCTCGCATCTCTGTTAACAACGTGCTGATCCTGCTTTCCCACTGGGCCTTGGCGACGGACCGCGGCATGAAGTTAAGCTGCTCCATGCAAGCCTTCTGGAAAGTGCCTTGGTTCATCAGGGCTTCGGTATCTAACTCTAACGGCTCACCGTTAACGTCCATGAACCAGACCGGTGGGGTTGAGTTGTATTTGCGTAGGTTCGCGATGGTCGCCCCTGCTACGGCTGCGCCGATACCAAACTTCTTGGTAAGACAAAGCTGTTTGTTGCAGTGCGAATTGATTGGAGCGTCGTTACATTTGTAGGCGTAGTCTTTGCGCTGCACCTGCTTGGCAACTATGTTGACCTCCGACAATGGCAATGGCGGAGATAGGTACTCCATGTTGAACTTGAGTATTTCAGATTCCCAACTATCGGGGTACGCCTTCCGAAGATATACCCCCAAGTTGAATAGACCATTGTTTCTGCCTCCTTCACTGATACCAGAACTGCAAAGTATCTGTAGGCATGGCGGACCATCCGGCAGTAGGTCGGTCGGACCGCTTCCTGCTACTTGTAGCTTAATGATTTCTTCGGGGGTTTGAACATGTTTATCGTACAGTTCAAAAAATTCTACGAGGGTTGCTGATGTACCGTCGTCAAGGAAAGCGTAACGCAAGCCGTCTTCGTGGTCGTAGTACGGCAAATTCAGAAAGTTACCTACATCGCCTCTGTCCAATTGCAGCTTAATTTGCTTGGGGAATATCTCACTCTCGCCATACCCAAGGGCCGCGGACATGTGTTGCAGAGCCTTCTGCATATCCTTCGCATCCGTCCATCCGGACGCGAACAAGAAACAGTGTGCGCCGCCCGATTTGGAGCGGCAGACTACCAGAGGTAGTTTCATGCGGCGGATTTTATCCACCAGCAATTTGTGATCTAAGGGGTATTGGTCTATGTCAATGCAACCCCATACGCATTGATTGTCTTCATTAATCGGGATAATTCCAAGGCCATTACCTTTGCCCGATAGGTGGTTCTCCCAAAGCTTCGTGGTCCGTGGTTCGCGTGTTACGCCAGCCTTTCCCTGTGCTTTGCCGTTTGCGCCAGTCTTCTCGATTTTAAAGTAGCCATACGCTTCTTTAAGACCGTTAAAGATTGACGAAAATTTTTCAACTGCTGACATCGTTGCCCCCATACGGAAAAAACGGCAGGGCCGAAGCCCCGCCGTGATGAATAATTAGAAAACGGAGGAACCGCCCTCTTCATCATCCGTATGTTTCACAACAACCTCGCCTGCTGAGATACTATCAGCGAAGCCCTTTGCTCGTGTGTAAAGAGCTGCGTCGTCGATGGGGCCTTCACAAGACATTTCCCACCCGTGCCAAGAACCTTTGGAGTTTTCCTCCGCAATGGTCTTGAGGTGGTAGACATGTGAAAAGCGTGGCGGAGTAAACGGTCCGTTCTTGCCCATCATGCTGCGAGACGCCATCATGCTATTCCACTTACGCGACTTCTTGAGCTGCGTAGATTTCATGGCAATCAGAGCGGTCTCATGAGACCCATCCTCATTGATTAGGATGACGAAATGCTGGTGCGTCTCTTCGATGTACTCGCCATTACCTCCAACAACATAATCTTTGTTGTCGTCGGCAGAACGTTGCGTCTCAGGACGGCCTTCACCCGGTTCGTAAATTGCCACAGGCGCACCGGTTCCGCTGCCACGCGGAGCCCATTGGATGAACCTACGCTGGTAAGCACACGGCACAACACGAATGCCGTCTTTACCTTTGTAAGCCGTCCCGGTTACGGTGTTGTAAATATCGCCCTTACGAGCCGTTTCGTTTTCGTCAAGGACAGGATCGTTTCCTGACAGAACCTTTAAGAAGGGAAGCGCGAGGTCTTCCTGTCCCAAGTTCTCCATTCCACGTCCGGCGTCCTGCTCGAACATCGTTGGATCGAATGCTACGATCTCTTTATCGCCAGCTTTGGCTACTTGCTTATTACTCATTTCTTACCTCTCTTGATAACTGCGCGTTGACCAACCCATGCTCCGAAAAGCTCCATAGGAAACTCATCCCCGTTTTCTACACGCTCTTTGACAAAAGCCCGTAGTGTCTGCGGATGTATTTCTGTTTTTTGCTCTGGAACATACCCCTGCTTCTGCGCAAAAGCAGCAAAGGCGCTTGCTAGATCGTCTTCTCCACGGCCAAACTGGCAGGCGACAGTATTCTTGATAATGTCGTCGTACCCATGGTCGCGTAGCCATTCATAGGCTTGTGGACGATTGTCTACGAGGATTGAGGCACCATACGTTTGCTTGATGTCAACGGTAGAACCGTCGTCTAAGGCAAACGATGACAACCCAATTTCTGCCAGCATTGCGGGCATCTCTTCATCCGTTAACTTTATAAGCGCCTTCTTCTCCTCCTTGAGTTCAGCCTCAAGAGATTCGATCCGCACTTCTTTGTCTCGGATTGTTCGGGCCAACGCAGCCACCGAAGTTAGGCCTTGCTGGTCGATTTTGTCGATGGACGTTGCGAGATTTTGTTCAAAATCCTGCTCCATCAAGTCGGTTAGGTCACTCATCGTGTTTCTCCTGTCGTGGTTAAAGGCACCTTTTGGGCCTTGACAATTACAGATAATATCTTATATCATAATCTTGTCAAGCGGTTTTTAAAAAAAGAGGAACACGGTGGACTACGAATACAAAACACAGCCTTACGATCACCAAAGACGCGCCTTTGAAGGCTCGTGGTCCGCGGAGTTTTTTGCGCTCTTCATGGAGATGGGCACAGGTAAGACCAAGGTAGCTATCGACACCATGGCTGCGCTGTATGAAGCGGGCAAGATAAAAGCCGCGCTCGTTGTTGCACCGAAAGGTGTGTATGACAACTGGGTAAAAGGCGAAATACCGATTCACCTTCCGGACAGAATACCACGCCAAGTGGTCCGCTGGACCCCTTCTAAGACGCAAAAGTTTGAAAACGAGCTGAAAGATTTCATCGTAGACCGCACCCCCATGCTGAAGATATTTGTCATCAACGTGGAAGCGTTTTCGACACCACGTGGTGCAGAGGCCGCAGAAGCGTTTTGTTATCAAAATGCAGAAAACATTGTGATAATTGACGAATCGACTACAATAAAAAATAGGAAAGCTGCGAGAACCAAGAACATCATTGCTCTTCAGCGCAGGGCTAAATATCGCCGGATATTGACCGGATCACCTATAACAAAGAGCCCTATGGACCTGTTTAGTCAATGCGGTTTTCTTGCGGAAAAGGCGTTAGGTTTTAATAGTTACTTTGCATTTCAGGCACGATACGCCAACGTCCAGAAACGCACGATGGGACATCGCAGCTTCCAGCAGATTACAGGCTACCGCCGGTTGGACGAACTCTCTGAAAAGTTAGATAGGTTCAGCAGCCGGGTACTGAAGGAAGAGTGCCTTGATCTGCCTGTCAAAGTTTACGTGCGCCGCGAGATAGAACTCACCCCAGAACAAGAACGCTTGTACAAGCAGATGAAAAAGCTTGCGCTGGCAAAATTAGAATCTGGGGAGTTAGCGACGACGGCCAGTGTATTGACGCAAATCATGCGTCTTCAACAAATTTGCTGCGGGCATTTGCAGCCAGACGATGGTGAAATACAGCTCATCAAAAACGACAGGCTCAACGAGCTGTTGGATTTGTCTGAAGAGTTACAGGGAAAGGCTATTATTTGGGCGACGTATACACACGACATCCAACAAATAGCTTATGCCCTGCGCGACCGTTTCGGGCCCGATTCGGTCGCAACCTATTATGGTGCTACACCCCAAGATGAGCGTCAGGAGATCGTTAATCGGTTTCAAGACCGTAACGATCCCCTGCGCTTCTTCATCGGGCAGCCTAAAACAGGCGGGTACGGCATCACTTTAACAGCCGCAAACACGGTAATTTACTACAGCAACAGTTACGACTTAGAAATCCGGCTGCAATCAGAGGACAGGGCGCACCGAATTGGTCAGACCAACAAGGTTACATATATTGACTTGGTGTCTCCTAACACGATTGACGAGCGGATATTAGAGGCCCTGCGTAACAAAATTGACATTGCAGGCAAAGTGCTGGGCGAAGACGCTAAAGACTGGCTTACCTAGCCCAGAGCCAAATAGATCATTAAATTCCTATTTTTTGATTATTCCAAAGCTCGAAAAGGGTCTCTATTTTCTCTTCTTGGGTTTCGGTCTGGCTTCTTAGCCGCCCAAGTTCTATTTCCATGACCCGCATTTCGCGTTTCAGTTCTTGGATTTCTTGCACTTTTTCTTCTAACGCCATAATTTTGGCGTTTTGAATTAGATCGTCTGGTAAAGCGCCTCTTAAGCCTAAAGGCCACTCGCGAACAAATGAGGCGTTGTCCTTTATGGTTCTGTCGCTCATTTCGAGGCCATGCTCGACAGTGGTTATTCTGGAGTTTAAGGTAACGTAAGCCGTGGTCGCCATAACAAGTCCTGCGGCCAAAGCTACGAGATTTCTTAGCGGTATCTCGACCCGTGTGTCATCACTGATCTCTGCCATTTTTCATAATCAATACGTTGTTGCCTGCGGTATAGCTGGGCCTCCTACAATCCCCCGATCCATTGGCGTTTGTTGTTCAAATTGGGCCTGTGGCTGCGGCATATATTGCTGCATCATAGGTCCGCCCCCAAAGCCGTAGCTTTGTTCTGCGCCGAAATGAGCGCGTTCTGCTTGGTCAACCAAGTCTAAGAAATGATCTACCTTTTGCTGCTGCTGTTGCATTTCTGGTTGCGCGTAGGTTTGCATTAGATAGTTCTGATATACCCTGAGTGGCGACGATTGCATCATGCCAAACTGCTGGTGGATTTGCTCGAACAAGCCTCCTACCCCTTGTTGAGGTTGAGGGCCCGCGGGCATCGGCATGGGGTCCGATTTGATCGGCTCCCTGCGCACCGGCATTGTCCCATACATTACTTTTTCGTTTAAATCATTAGACATCGGGTCCGCATACGGCGAAGTAATAGAACCACCTTCCTGCATATACTGTACTGGATACACGGCACCACCTCCTGCGTATGCTCTACCTGCTAATCCGGCTATCCCACCGCTAGTCATGCCACCACGACCAGCTAAACTTGCAATAGCGTCTGTCCCACCTTCTTGAAGACCTGCATAACCCCCTCCCATAGCAGATTGCACCGCCATGTTTTCTGCGCGGGCTCGACGCTTTGCTTTTGCCGTCGTTGCGGCGTGGTACGCGTCATATTCTGCTTGGTCCTTGGCCCAATCAGCGTTGTTGAGCTTCGCAAGCTCTGCGCTGGTGTAGTAGGGGCTGCCGGTAAATTCAGAAATAATAGGCATTACGACGCTCCACTCAAGCTCATAATACCGACCAAATCACGGTCTTCTGTGAATAAAGCTGCGTACCTAGTCCGATCTACAGGACCTGAACTCTGTATGGGTGCAACCTGTGGGGCTGCGGCAGTATTAATCGGACTAGGCGCAGGTCCAACGTTATTCGGTGTGGGAGACGGAATAACATTTGGATTAAGTGAACCTTGTTGGTTTGACGGCGGTACGTTCTGTGGTGGAGGAGGCGTTTGCTCTTCTTCACTCACAGAATCTCGAATGTAATCACCGAATTGGTCAATCATTTCCGAACCTAACCTTTCTGTCGGTCCGGCGGTCCGGCGAATGCTGCTCATCAATCCGTTATCAACTAGGCCTTGGACCAGTCGAGTCATGATTCTCGTTCCTTCTGGCGAAAGATGAGAAGCACCTTGCGTTCTGGTATCGTGAACTTTCTTGAGGGCAGTTGCGAGTAACTGCGGATCGTTGATTAATGTTTCAATAACGTCCATCCGCAAGCTGGCAGGAAGTTCTGATAAATATTTATTTACAATCGTCTGAGCATACTGCGAACCAGCTTGTCGTGCGATCAAGCTTTGGTTGCTGCCACTCATTACAGATTGGACACCAGCACCCATCTCTGAACCAGAAATTCTTGTAACAAGAGCGAATAGAGGACCTACTTGTTGAATATAACCTTCGGTATCTCCAGCCCGGCCACGTGCCGCAAATGCTTGTATTTCAGCCATACGTCTGAGCAATTGTCGTGTGCGGCCAATCTCCTCTGACGACATAATTCCCTTTTCTTGCATCCATTCGGATAAGCGAATGTTAGCAGAAGAGTTAGGATGAGCCTCAAACAACGTATTGAAAGCGCCACCAACATTGAAGATAGGTCCGTTTTCACCTTGACGGTTAAAAACAGACTCCATGATGGCCGTTCGGAAGCCGTTCACCAAATCTTCTCTGCTATACGTTTTGCCTCTGTTCGGTCCTTGTGTAACGGTAAACCCGCCTTCACCAACATTTTCAATGAATTCCCACAGCCTGTTTAATTCATTGAACGGACGGGGGTTATCCAAAGACAACGCAAGGGATACTTGTGTGGTTGGATTTTGCGTTTTGTCCGGCAGCAGTTCGTAAAGAGACAGCTCACCGTCCCTACGACTGGCAGCTAATTCAGTTGTTTCTCTTTTAGTGTCTTCCAAAAGATGTCGAGCTATAGGTATGTTTTCTAAATCAGCTCGCAGCGCAGGCATGGATTCCAACAACCGTTGGTTCTGGTCTTTACGCATCCAAGTTTCAAGGGCGCTGGTGTTTAAAGTGCCGTCCGGGTTCAAAACTTCAGAACGCAAGCTTCTCAACAAATTTTCAGAAGCGCCACGGATAGTAGCGTTATCGTTGTACATGTCGGTCAATTGAGTGCGCAAACCGGGTATGGCATCAATTGCATTTTCGTTTGCGGTAAACCAGCTATTGAAAGCTCGTCTATCTAGCATCTGAGTACGCGGATCAATGACTCCCGCTTCTTGGGCGCTTGTCAACAAGGCTTGACCTGCTTCGCGGGCGTCTCCTTGCAACATATTGGTTAGAGACGTACCAAACTGTGTTTGAGAAATCAGGTCTAGTTGCTGCGCACGGAGATAACCGGCGTCGCCTCTAAATAAACGGTCTCTAAGCACCTCAACAGGAATGCGCGGTGCGCCGTCTCGACTGGTTCCCAAAACATCGCCTGCAAAACTTCTTGTAAACACGTCATTGTAGGCGCGTGAAAAAGCTCTTGCATTGTCATATTCTGCGCTGACTGATCCAGCAGGGATAGACTCCAAGTCTTTTAAAATCGCGTCTGCAAATTCATAAGCCACACGCGCTTGATTACTACGCCCATCTGCTGCCAAGGCGCGACCGGCGTCCAAAGCTACACTACGCATATCAATCAAAGATCGTATTGAAATACCGCCACTAGGGGCAGGCGTCCCGTCCATCGCTGTTTGTTGTGCTTGGGCAGTAATCATGTTGGCCCGCGCATTTAGCGCCGCCACATAATCTCGCTGACGTTGATCTAGTCTCGCACCGCCTGCGGTCATGCCATCCGCTTCTCGACGTAAGGCTGCAATCTGTTCAGCTTCTGGCAAACCTTCCGTTCGCTTAACAATATCATCAAAAGTAATACCGAAAGGTGTGCCTTCGAGCTTGTTTCGAGCGGTGTTAAAAGCTCCTACTTCTCTAAGTTGACGCGGTGCAGGTGTATTTGGATTTATTCCTAGGTCTGTGGACACTCTATTTACATACGCGTCCATCTCACGAAGATCAGCGTTTCGCAGCAAAACGTTTCTTGCGTTTTCGTCTAAATCGGTTAAGTCGCGCCACGCGGTTATGAAATTCGGCGTATTCGACTCAGTAAAACCACCTTGTCCATCTGGTACATTGAACGTCGTAAGTTCCACGTCGCGTGGAACGCGTCGCCAAAGGGTTCTTTCCTGACCCCTTAAACGTTGTTGCAGGTTAGAAATAACTTCATACAGACGCCTAGCTTCTTCAAGGTTATCAACACTTTCTCCACCAGCTTCCCCTACGCGGCTCATTGCCGACCTAAGTCGTTGAGTTGCTTGGTCCAGTTGTTGTGTAATATCGGCGTCCCAAAGACCGGTGTACAGCTCAGACATTTGTCCAAGGGCTTGCCGGTCTCCTTTTGCGTAAGTAAATAAAATAAGCCTACGCAAAGCTTCTGTTGCTTGTTCGGTTTTGTTTTGTCCAGTCGCAGAAACCCCGGTGTCTCCCCCGCGATCCATAATCATGCGTAGGAGTGTAGGGCTTGAGGTTAAAGTTGCGGAATCTAACTGAATCAGATTGCCGTCTGCATCTCTTAACTGATCTTGAAACTCAGGTGTTAAAAGCAGCTCAATAACTTTTTCTGGGTCTTCTTTATTAGCCCTTAATTGATCGTAAATCCAAGTTCCGCCCTCAATTTGTTGGGCTTCTGTTAGCCCTCCCGTCGCGTTGACGGCGCTATCGGCTTTAGTGCGATCAAAAAGTTGTAAAGCTTTTTCCCAAGCCATACCAGTTAGTTGCGGTATTCTTTTGGCTGCTAGGTCACCAATTAACCCTCCGGAAACGGCCCCGGCTGTTTCAAAACCAAACCTTACCCAAGGGTCGTCTGGAGCTAGTTTTTCTGCCCCGCCTGCGGCAAATGCACCCCCGGCAACAGCCAATCCTTCCGCCGTCAAAGTTCGGCCTACCTGATCCCGTGCTGCGGAGCCTGTCCGTTCTAAACTGTTTTCAACTTGGCGTATAAAACGTGTAGAAAGGGGAACTTTTGCCCCGGCTTCTATGTTGTCTAATACAAGTCGAGAACCAAGATTGACCTTTCCTGAAATTAAGAAAGGCATTGGTAAAAAGGCTAGTCCGCCTGCGGTAGCTTTACCGGCTTCGTAAGCAGCGCGTGTGCCGGGTACATATAATTCTTCTTCGCCAAATAAAGCGTCTTGCGCAACCCTAGTGGCGTAGTCTCCAAACATGGACGCGCCAAGGCCTGTGAGTATCGGAACACCAATACGAACTGCGGCTGTCCAAGGTGTTACAGGAGGAACCCCCGCAACTAACGTATTTCCATACAACATCCCTGCGTAAAAACCACCGGCACCTACCGCTGCGGGAGCAACCTCTCGTTTTGCGCCGCTAATGAAATCATCCCAGAAATCGGTGCCTGCTGAGATAGGCCGTCCCTGAGTGTCACGTCCAAAAAGCTCAATAATTTGCTCGTCGGTTACGCTCTTCCCCGGTTCTATACCCAAATCACGCAGAATACCCGCATTGCCCATACGCAAAGCGTTGTAGTTAAGGTAGTTATCACCTCTGTTTTGGAGCCGTGGGTCGCGGCCCAAGGTATTTGCCATCATTTCGGCCAGTTGTGGAACAACCGGCCCGGATGATCTGAGAACTTCTGTTATTTCCGAAAACTCATCTGCACCAAACGTTGCACGTGGAATAAAGAGACCTTCGGCATTTGTAGGAGTAGTGTTATTGTCCGCCATTGCTACCTCTTAATTTCCAGCTCCAGTTACCGCCTGATTCATCAAGTCTTGGGCTCTTTGAATATTACCTTGGTTGGCAGTATTAGATAGAGTCAAGATTGGGCCAAGCAGTTTTTCAAGTCGGTCAATTTCAAACAGTTTCTGGCTGAGAGTGCTGGCTTGATCTGACGGCAGAGGCGTACCACTCGCTTGCAGGCTAAGAATACGGGCTTTTTCAGACCGTAGTTCTTCAGCAAGTCTTGAAAGTTTACGCGCTTCCGAAACAGGGTTGCGGAAGAAGGCTCTTTCGTCTGGGAACAACTGAGCTGTTGTTTCCAAATCGGCCACCGCAAACCTTGGCGATGCGGACAAGGCAGATCGACCAAACACACGAACCATTTCGATGTATTGACGCGAATCTTGGTTGTCGGCAAACATTTCGCCAAAGTATTCTGGGCTGATAACACCACCAAGAACACCGTCCAAGCCTGAGTACACTTTAGACCAGAAACCTGTACCTTCTCGTGCTTCTCGAAGTGCGTCGCGCACTCGTCGCTGCGTTTGGCTTGTAAGAGGATTGCCTTGCATGTCCGTCATGCCGGAAACAAGGTCATTGTCCATCTGGTTAAGTTGTTCCGCCGCGTTGGCCGAGATACGAGCATTACGCATAACCTCGTAAGCGGTCGTACTAGACACTTCAAACGCGTTGCTAGGCATCGTGTACTGTGTGCCATTCGGCATCGTAACTGTTCTACCGTCATAAGAGGTGTAAACACCAGACTGAACATCATTGTCTGGATCAGCCGGAACATAAAAGCCACGAGGCGTAACGCTTTCCGTACCAATTTTCTGAAGAGTGAAATTAGGTGTATTGGAAGCTGTTTCAATAGCATTTTGACCTTCCGTGGAATTGACATCCACAAGCTGACGAGTGCTAACGCCGTCTGCGTTGGTGGTTGTGATAACCATGTAATCAGGTTCGAGTATTTTGTCTGTGTCGTAAATGCTGACAGGCACTGCATTTGGATCGTTTTTGTCAATCCGTAGAATGTCTATTTTTCCGCCAGTATCAACGGTGCGGAACTCATACTCAGGCGCAACACCAAGAAGGCGATTACGCGTAGAAAGCTCCAATTGATCCCAATTGTCTTTGGTCATGCCAAATTTAGTGAAGTAATCGCGGTCGGTAAGGACCGGCAATCCTTGCAAAAATTGACGATCAGATGCAGGTAACGCATCAAACTGCGCCTTGGTCATGCGGAACTTATCCCAATAATCTCTATCGTTGATTGGGGCTTCGTATTCTCTGTAAGCATCTGCACCATACGTTTGTGCAATGGCGTTAAGTTCGGCTTGCGAGAAATTAGGAGAAGAACCCGCAGGATAATTACGATTACCTATAGTGATGTCCATGTTCAACGTCACTTGGTCTCGTTTCATTATCATGTCTGGGCTATAGGCGTTTTGACGCATAGCACCTTGTTCGACTAGGGCGACGTAACGCGCTGTGCCGGGAATAGCTGCAATAGAACTACCGTCGCGCAAAATAAAGTTTTCTGCGCTCTGTGGTGAACCAGAAGGTTTGGCTATAGGCGTAATAACAATATTGCCTTTACCGAACTCTGCTTCCAAAGATTGTAAATCACCACGGTTCAAGGGCCGCGATCCGTAGTCCTTCAGAATTTCGTTGCCGTCCTCGTCAGTTTCGCGGATTTGAATGCGATAAGAGTCTCCGAGGTCTTTACCGGCAGCCGTTAGTTCTGCTTGACGTTCGGCGGCATACAAGCTGCCGGAACTCTGCAATGCCGCTAAATCAAGGGCTCTGTTTTCCTTGGCTTGTGCGTCTTTATATTTTTGGAACTCACCCGCACGGGCTCCAATGTTCCCAAGCGGCTGCACAAAAGAGGCCGCAAGCTGTTCCGCTGGCGTAGCGCCGGGTTTACCCGCCCCTGACGCGAACAAAAGACCACCCTGCGCAATATCAAAAAGCATTTGCGCTTGAGTCATGTCTTTCTGTTCTTGTAATTGATTGGCTTGTTGCGCAGGATCAATTAACTGTCTGTAAAGCTCTCTTTGTTCATCAAATAATGCCTGCTGACGTGACGGGGGCCCACCCGCAGCCATGTATTGAACCGGACCCCCTTGGTTAAAATTTACGGGATTGGGAGCCTCCGCTGCACCCATGTCTACGGTTGACATAATCCCTTCGGCCATCGCACCTTCTACCGGTGCGGCCATTTGATCTTGTGCTAGACCACCAATACCTTGGTCTACCGCGGCCATCAGCATTACAGGCTGAACAAGTGCAAGCACTGATTCCGGGGTGGCCTGTGAATCTTCCGGGCCCACTATCTGTGCCAATTCCTGATAGCGAGCCTCAATCGGTAGATCGTCACCTCGAATACCGTTTATTACGGTTTCGTAGTCTTCGGCATTATCCAAATCCTGCATTTGCGAAGCATATTGACCTAACATGCTTTCTATTGCTTGAGGATCAATACCACTCTGCATCGCATATTGTGCAGCTTGTGGTAAATCAACGCTGTTCGGATCAACAGGCATTGACGGAATGGTAGGAGAGGCAGAAGGCATCATAGGTGCCATCCCCCCTTCCTGCATTCTGACAACGCCGCCATTACGGAACATTTGTCGGTCCATCACACTTCTATTCATTAAAATAACCCCGCTTTGCTTGCGCCAGCCGCTGCGGAGAGGCCAGCTATACCCAAGCCAAGGATGGATTGGGCCGGAGATACATTACCTCCGGAAGTTTGGGATATTGCCATTTGGCTAGTAGGCGCACCCTTGTAAATATCGGATAGGAAGCCGACACGCTGATATGGCTCGTAAAGCTGTGCCATTTCGCTTTGACGTTGTGCTTCCAATACCGCCTGATCTTGTGCTTGGAACTGTTTGCCCATGTCGAACAAGAATCCAGCGTCTTTCTGGTTGAGCTGTTGTGACAGTTCTCCAAGAGCGCCTTGGCGGAGTGCGAGCTGACTGAGAGCATCGCCTTGTTGTAGATTGAGTTGTCCGTACTGCGTACCGAGGTTGCCAATCCCTTCGCCCAAGCGTCCCATCATTTCGGAACCTTGCAACCCTAGCTGTCCGCCAGCTTGAGCGCCCGATACCGCAAGATTTGCTTGATTCTGTCCAAGCGTTCCAGCCTGCCCTGCCAACTGACCGGCTAATTGCTCCGCGCTGATGCCCAATTGAGCCGCACGTTGTGCAATATCTGCTTCTTGGTTAACACCCTGTAGGCCCATTTGACCCAAGTTAGTATTAAGTTGCCCAGCAAGTTGTGCTGCGCTCAAGCCAGTTTGTGAAGCAAGCTGCTGCAAATTCATGCCCGTCTGAGACAGCGCCTGCGCATTAGCAGACGCAAGTTGCTCAGTAGACAGACCCATTGTGCCTGCCTGTTGAGCGGCTTGAAGACCTAGCTGACCCCCAATTTGTGCGCCTTGCTGCCCCATCTGAGCAGCCTGCATACCAAGTTGAGCGCCTTGGGCCGCGGATTGCATTCCGCTTTGCGTAATAAGTTGTTCGGCGGACATGCCAGTTTGTGCTTGCTGGTTGAGGAGTTGTCCAGCAAGCTGTTCTGCTGACATGCCCAGTTGTGCAGCCTGACCGGCCAATTGACCTTCAAGCTGCGAGGCACTGATGCCTAATTGTCCCGCGAGTTGGTTGGCGGCAATACCTGTCTGGGCTTGCTGTTGCGCGGTTTGCGCTGCCAATTGCTCTGCGGAAAGCCCTAACTGACCAGCTTGCTGACCGGTTTGAGCCAATAATTGATTTGCGGAAAGACCTGTTTGCGCTTGTTGCTGTAGGAGCTGACCGGCAAGCTGTTCGGTAGAAATACCCATCTGAGCCGCTTGTTGTGCAAGCTGGCCCTGAAGTTGCGCAGCCGACATACCAAGCTGACCGGCAAGCTGTTCTGCCGATTGACCCAGTTGTCCTGCCTGAGAAAGGTTTGATGCGGCGAGCTGTTCTGCGGACAACGCTTGTTGTCCAGCGCCCAACGATCCAGCCTGCGCTAATTGCTCTGCACTGAGACGTTGCTGACCAGCCTGCAATAGACCGGCTTGAGCCAACTGTTCGGCACTCATGCCCAACTGGCCCGCTTGTGCCGCGTTTTGTGCAGCTAACTGCTCTGCCGACAAGCCCATTTGACGTGCTTGTGCTGCGTTTTGTGCAGCAATTTGTTCGGCAGAAAGCGCCTGTTGTCCCGCTTGACCGTAAGCTGAAAGACCAAGCTGGCCGCCTTGTAACAAGCCTGCTTGAGCCAATTGCTCTGCGGACATACCTGTCTGAGCCGCCAATTGTTCGGCGGATAGACCAAGTTGTCCTTGCTGTTGCGCGGTCCGTGCAGCTAATTCCTCCGCCGACATGCCGAATTGTGCGGCTAGTTGTTCGGCGGAAAGACCTGTTTGAGCAGCTAACTGTACCGCGGACATGCCAAGCTGACCTAACTGGCCAGCTTGAGCTGCCGCCAATTGCTCTGCGGACAGACCGAGTTGGCCCGCCGCTTGAGCTGCTTGAAGTCCTGCTTGCGAGCCTTGCG